TACCATGCCATGCCACCGGCTATCTGTTCCGGTGTGGCGTCTAGATAGCAGTGGGTAATGTTGCTGATCATTTTTGGTTGGGATAATTTTGTTGGGCGTTTCATGGTAGATCCTTTCGCTTGTTGTGTAAAAACAGACTAGGGATAATATCCGGTGTGGTCAAGCTGAATTATTCGCCCACCCGTTTTTTTAAGATAACACACGGAACACAGCACGGTCTGTTCGACGTGGATCGTGGCCGGTTCGCCGCACCGCTCACACACTATATCATCACCTGTTAGTGTCACCTCATTTGTCAGAACTTCGGAATCCATAGTGTCCCCCGATTTGTCAGTGTCACAAGGTTTGTCAGTTTGTCTCGTTTGTCTTGTGTCACAGGTTTGTCATGCCAGTCGGCGTGGTCGATTTGTCTGCGTAGTTGTTTTGTCAGTGTCGCCACGCTTGTCAGGCGTGGGTCCACGTCATTTGTCGGATACGTTATGGGTCGATACATTTGTCATCCTCGCTCCGGAATAGATACGGGTGTGTATCTCTCTCATCAGCTAATACCAAAGTGGAATTCAAACTGCTGGTCACCCAAGTCGAGTTCGGCCCGTGTCTTGTTGTATATCTCTATGCAAGACTCGCCGTGCTTCTCTGTCCACTCTTCACGGGTCATCTCCAATGCGTCTTCTTGCATTTCAATGTGCCAATCGCTCATCTTACCCATCGTTGTCTCTCCTTTCGCAGTCACACCCCCACTCATCAAACAAAACCTCGCTCCATGTGCCGTCCTGTGTCAAGCCGCATTCGCAATTTTCTTCAGTTTCATCCATCGTCTCACCCATCCCCTCGCATATTAAATTGATACCCAAATCTCTCCATAAGCAATTCAAGTTCCTGTAAGTCATAGGCCGACACATACTTGATGCCGCCGTTGTCTGAGTAGAGAGCCACTTCCAGCACTTCCCTTAATTGCTTGTACAGCCCCCACGCAACTGCTGTTTGTTCCTCTGACAAGTGAGACATAGCATCCTGCCGTGCTGCTCTTTTCTTTGCACGTTCCTTTTCCCAGTGTGCTTCACGCTCTTCGTAGGTCATGTCTTTTGTTTGTTTAGCTTTTGCCATTTGTTTAACCCTTCCGGTTTGTTTCAATACATAAGCCATATCGGTAATCGGTGTGGGTGTCAACACAAAAAAGAACGGGGCCAAGAAATTAATCTCAGCCCCGCTCCCCACAACAACGAAAGGTACCCCCTACGAACTACCAACCTCGTAAGGAATGCCTAGTTTTACCAGCACAGGTCTGTACCTGTCAAGCCACTTTTTGCATTCTTGTTCACTTTTTCCGACAAAGACAGTGACAAGGCGTAGATAGTCCACACGTTGTTTGCGTTTGACAAGATCACGGCTTGTCTCTCCAATACGGACGGACGACACTGGAGCAACAACCTCCCACCGCCACCGGTTGACAATCTCTATCTCAAGAGGCTTGGTCTTCAGGTTATTTTTCATCGCGCACTCCTATGGGAAAACAAACCAGCTTTTCGTTTGGGGTGACAGCATCCCAGTCACGGATGGTCTTCTCGTAGTAACACTCAGCCATGTGATTGTATTTGTCTATCACGTCTACAGTTATCTCACCATCACTGATCATCAGAAATATCAGAATCCATTTCATCGTCAAGTGCCTCCAAGTAAATGTCGATAGCTTCTCTCATCAAATCAGACACAGCTAACTGTTCCCTTGATTTCTTTTGCAGACGTTCAGAGTGTTCAGCTAGTCTGTCATACTGTTTGACTGACATTAACAGACTGTATGTTTTTGATGGTTCATCTATCTTCGCTGGTCTTGCCATCACGTATGTCCTTCTTAGCTTGTTTGTCTTTTAGTTTGTTACGTTTGTCTGGTATTACCTGTTTACCAAACTTTGGTAACAGTTTAGCTATAGGGTTAATTTTATTAATCTTTTTCATAACAGGGGTTTCCCTATAGGGTGTTGTTCTTTGTGTGTAGCTGATTTGTCAACAGCCGTCAACAAGTTTTTTTTGTTGTTGACAAGATTTACCATGTCGGTTAGTCCTTGTGTCACTGTCTTTGACAAACAAAGAGGAACACAACGATGAGATCACCAGCTTGGCTGACAGGATATGTTGAGTCGCTAGACTTTCCCGCACTGACGCAGTACCGGTCTGACTGTCCTGTCTGCGGCAAGAAAAACACATTTAGCGTATCCGATGACGGATTGCAACGGCTGTGGTATTGTTTTCACGCAGACTGCAACGTGTCTGGTCGCACGGGTATCACGCTGACAAAAGATCACGCATCAAAAATGTTTAGCAAGCGCAAGGAACCGCCACCTGCTGCAGCCCAACAGTCTTTTGAAATGCCTGATACGTTTGTCAGTCTTTCTCGCAACTTAAACGCTGAACTTTATGTAAAGCGTGTACAAGCATACGATGCGTACCTTGCAGGTCGCGCAGACATACGCTATGACTTCAAGCGTAACAGAGCAGTATTTCTTGTAAAAGATGGAAACAGAGTCGTAGATGCGGCAGGAAGGTCGTTAGATGGACGGGCACCTAAATGGTATCGTTATGGCAGTAACAAACATCCCTTCGTATGTGGCAGCGGAACCCGCGCTATTCTTGTTGAAGATTGCGCTAGTGCTTGCGCTGTGTCTGAGTCCACGGTAGGAGTGGCCCTGTTGGGTACGAATCTTTTACCAGAACACATAGAAACTTTACGAAAGTTTCAAACTGTATACGTTGCGCTGGACAAAGACGCCACCGACAAGGCGATAGACATGGTACGGACGTTGAGTCCTTACGTGTCAACGAAACTCATGGTATTAAAACACGACTTGAAAAACATGAAAAAGGACGAACGGGATGACTTCATACGATCCTACACAGATAGATAAACAGATACTTGGCTTTTGTTTGAGTACAGATTTTTTCTCAAAGGTAGCCGATATCATTGGGCGTGATATGTTCACGAAGGAAATGCGGGATGTGTTTGACGTGATTTTTCACTCTCACACTGAATACGCAAAGGACATCACGATAGGTGAGTTGGCAGTCATGTTCAATGACCGCAATCCTGCCATGCCCGACTCGACACGGGAAAAGGCACAAGAACTAATCTTGACGCTTGATCGGGGCAATCCTGAGAACACAGAGATGCACTTGGACATGGTGCGTAACTTCTGGTTACGGGACCGTGCGCGTATCATTGGCGAAAAGGCCATTGAGATATTCACCGGAGAAAGCGAAGAGTTTGGTGAGTTACGTACGCTGATAGAGGCGGTTGAGGATGGGCGCATATCTGACAAGACTACCTACACAAAGGTAGAGGCAGACATATCGGAACTGCTAGACAGCCACACTGGACCCAAAGATTTTCCCTTTGAGTTTGATTTGATAAATGAGCGTATTGACGGTTTGGACAGAGGTAATTTAGGTATTTTGTTTGCTCGTCCGGAGGTAGGTAAAACAACCTTTTGTTGCTTTCTCGCCGCATCGTACATCCGACAAGGATTCAAAGTTACCTACTGGGCAAACGAAGAACCGGCAGAAAAAATAAAACTACGTATCATACAGTCATACTTTGCTTTGAAGCGGGATGAGATGGTAGAACAGCGCGAATCTCTTGCATCACGGTACAACGCAGAGGTCGCACCTTACCTAACCGTCATGGACTCTGTTGGGACTTCTATGGAAGAGGCCAATGAATACGCCAAGCTAAACAATCCTGATATCATGTTCATGGATCAGCTAGACAAGTTTCGTGTCAACGGTGAATACAATCGTGGAGATGAGCGGCTTAAAGAGACGTATGTTCTTGCCCGTGAGATAGCCAAGCGAAATGATTTGCTTGTGTGGGCTGTTAGCCAAGCAAGCAACGATGCACATGACCGTCAATTTATTGACTACTCAATGATGGACAACTCTAAAACCGGTAAGGCTGGTGAGGCTGACATCATCATTGGCATAGGTAAGACGGGTGCCAGTGACGTTGACAACATCGTGCGTCATGTTTGTATATCCAAAAACAAACTCAACGGGTGGCACGGTACAATCAACACGCAGATAGACATACACAGAGGGGTGTATTACTGATGACTACGGACAGATACAAGAAATACAGACGTAGGCACTGGATAAGTATGTACAAGATCAAGAAGGGATGCTCTGTGTGTGGTTACAATGAAGACCCCGTAGCCATGCACTTTGATCACAGAGACCCAAAGACTAAAAAGAAATCAATAGCGCACATGCTAGAGTATGCAATCAAAACGCTGATAGAGGAGATAAGAAAATGCGATGTTTTATGTGCAAACTGCCACTGCATAAAAACACACAGAGAACGTGTGTTGGACGGAAGCCGACATGAGCAACCACCAAAACGAAGAGATACTTGAAAACCTGTACGATGAGGAGTATCGTCGTCTTGAAACAAAGTATCCACAATTACGTTCGGATCAAGTAGCCACGTTGGCTCGTTACTTTGCAAAGAAACGATGGGAGGACATGGAGTGAACGTACTGACGTTTGACGTGGAGACAACCCACACACACAAGCCGTCCGGTGGCACCACTGCCCTGCCGTACTTTGGTAATCGTTTGGTTTCAATAGGTTACAAGTGGCTGGATGAGGAGCAGGTGTTCTACGACTGTTACTATCACGAGACTGAGCCGCCCACACACAGCGCGGCAGAAGACTTTCAAACGTCTCTTGACTACGCCGATGTAGTTGTGGGACAAAACATCAAGTTTGATTTATCGTGGATACGCGACTGCGGATTCAGATACACAGGAGACATCTATGATACTATGGTTGCAGAGTATGTTCTATCGAAAGCGCGGCGATGGCCTCTTGGACTTGCTGCTCTTGCAAAGAAGTATGACACGGTGCAAAAAGAGAAAGACCTCGTTGAGCCGTTTATGGCGGCGGGAAAAACCTTTTTCGAAATACCGTGGGAGATAGTAAAAGAGTACGGCATAGCTGACGTTGCAGCTACAGAGCAGATTGCTCTCAAGCAACTTGAAGCCTTTGGCACTACATTTGAGGAACTATACAATGAACGATCTACTACCGACATTGCGTCTGTCGCTTGAGATGACTGACACACTGGCCCGCATCGAACGTAACGGGCTGCGTGTCAACCTAGACACACTGGACGAAATCGAAAAGCTGTACCAAGATGAGTTTGATGCGTTGGAGTTGCGTCTCAACGACATGGCCCGTGCAGCTATGGGGGACACACCCATCAGCCTGACCAGTCCCGATGACAGGTCAATGCTGTTGTACTCACGCAAAGTCAAAGACAAAAAGTCTTGGGCATCTATGTTCAACTTGGGCATGGAGCAGCGTGGTGCCACAATGAAACCAAAGCAACGCACTCGTATGTCCGCCAAAGACTTTCGTATTTCTGTACGAAACAACACAGACGTGGTGTTCAAAACACGGGGTGAGCAGTGTCTTGCGTGTGTCGGTACAGGCCGTGTGCGTCCCGTACGTAAAGATGGCACACCAAGCAAAGCGTTGCGTGTTTGTAAGCAGTGCAGCGGCAAGGGCGTGATCTATCGGTCTACCGGTGAGGTGGCTGGGTTCAAGATGGTTCCACGCAACGTGCGTGACGTGGCGTCTGCTGGATTCAAAACAGACAAAGACACGTTGGCTGAACGCGAACTAGAACTGTCGGGTCCAGCCCGTGAGTTTGCATCTGCGTACGTGCGGTACAACGCACTGCGTATGTATCTTGGTACGTTTGTAGAGGGAATGAAAAACAATGTTGACGATCATGGTTTCATACATCCGGAATTCATGCAGTGTGTTACGGCGACGGGTCGCCTTTCGTCTCGCAATCCTAACTTTCAGAATATGCCACGAGGTAACACGTTTGAAATACGGAAGGTTGTGGAGAGTCGTTTCCCGCAGGGTAAGATTGTGGAGGGCGACTACTCGCAGTTGGAATTCAGAGTCGCAGGATTCTTAGCCCACGACGATCAGGCGTATGCTGACGTAGAGGCTGGCACAGACGTACACAGCTACACTGCCAGCGTAATTGGCTGTTCACGACAAGAGGCAAAGGCACACACCTTTAAGCCCCTGTACGGTGGCACTACGGGCACAGAGGCCCAACAACGCTACTACAGGGCGTTCAAAGAGAAATATGGTGGGGTAGCCCTCTGGCATGAAGACCTCCAGCGAGAGGCCGTTGAAAAGCGTGTAGTGACGTTACCGTCTGGAAGACAGTATGCGTTCCCCGATGCGCGGTGGACAAAGTACGGCACAGCGACACACCGTACAAACATCTGTAATTATCCTGTGCAGGGCTTTGCAACGGCTGACCTGTTGCCCGCTGCACTGGTACGTTTGGACAAATTATTTCAAGAAAACGAACTGCAATCTGTCATCTGCAATACGGTACACGACTCTATTGTGTTGGACTGTCACCCTGATGAATTTAACATTTGTATCAGGCTGATGCGTGAAGCAATGCTGTCGTTACCTGAAGAAACAAAACGCAGATACGGTGTGACTTATGACATGCCTGTCGAAATTGAGATAAAAAGCGGCGATAATTGGCTTGACTTAACTGTCGTAGAGTAGTAGTATCAATTCACTAACCCTAAATGCAAAGGAGATTTACGGATCATGCTTGGGAACGAACTAATGGAAATGGACAACGATCTTGATAGCATCGTGGCAGCAATGTCTAGCGATAACGTCGAGGAGATGATGAAGCTTACTGGTCAGGGCGGTGCCGTGACAGAGAAGGTAGGACTGCCTCGTCTTAACATTAACTACGATCAAGAGACAGACGATGGTCACAACCTCACACGGGGTGACTGGAAGATGTATCTTGACGGACGCTTTATCTTTGCAAAAGAGGTAAAGCTACGTGCGCTGCTGCGTACCTACGAGTACAGTATGTGGGATGCAGAGGCAAACGAAGGCAAGGGTGGATTCTCCTGCAAGTCAGTACAGAAGACATCCTTTGGGGGAATGTTCCCCGACACGCAGGGCGGCAACAAGTGTGGTCGTCTGACTCGTGACGAAGAAGACGCACTAGATAAGGATGATCATCGTTATCTAACCTCCCGTGCGGTGGTATGCAATCAGGTAATCTACGGACGTATCAGTGGTGAATTCACTGAGGCGGACGGAACTCCTTGTATTGTCTCAGACGAGCCTGTCATTGCATACTTCAAGCGTTCTGGTTTCAAACCAATCTCTGACTTCATTCAGGGTTTGACGAAGCAGAACAAGTTGATGGCACAGACATCTATCCTTCTGCGTACAAATAAGCAAAAGAAGGGCAGCGTGACGTACTGGACGCCTATGCCAACCTTTGAAAGCACTGTGTCTATCACAGATGCGGACAAAGAGTTGATGGGCACCTTTGCGGAAACGGTCAAGGGTCACAACGAAAATGTTATGAACGGACATCGTGAAGCATTGAAACTTATGTCAGATGATGCAGACATTGATCTGGCGGCAGACTTTGCTGATGCTGACGCTGCTTAACATTCAAGACTATATGTCTAAGGCTTTGCGGGGGGAGACTAGTGTTTCCCCCGCAGGTCTTTCTGAATTTGTAAACGACACAAAGTATTCTGTGGAGCGGCAGCTTACCGACAAGCGTGGTGAGTACCGTATCCGTATGTCTGGTTTGGGACGGCCCCTGTGTCAGCAGGTGCTAGACAAGCACGGCATCAAAGAGTCGATGCAGTACAACACACTGTTTCGTTTTTTGTTTGGGGATATAACGGAAGCCATACTCATGCTGGTGATGAAAGAAGCCGGTGTGGACATCGTGGACTCTCAGCGAGAGGTTGAACTCAAGCTGGGTGGACATACTATCAAGGGAACGCTTGACGTAATCATACGAGATGAAACCGGCACAGAGAAAGTGTGGGACATCAAGTCTGCAAGCGACTGGGCATTCAAAAACAAATTCACTGGGTTCGGTGGCTACGATGGATTAAAAGAAGACGATCCGTTTGGCTACGTGATGCAGGGTTACTTGTACTCTGCCGCCACTGGTATGCCGTTTGGTGGGTGGATTGTAGTCAACAAGTCTAGTGGTGAGGTAGCCGTGGTTGAGGCTCCTGACTGGCAAGACGAGGATCGTGCCAAATATTTGGCGGATGCAGAAGAGCGTGTCAAGTTTTTGACAGATCCAAAGGTAGAGCCATTCAGGCCGTACTCTGATGAGTTTGAAACGTACAGACGCAAGGGTGAGACTTTGCGTACTGGAAACAAGGTGTTAGCAAAAGAGTGCAACCTGTGTGGATACCGGCAGCACTGCTGGCCCGACGCACAACTACACGCCCGTGTAACATCCCAAGCCAAGTCTCCACCACAAGTCTGGTACACACGCCTCAAAACAAAGGAACTGTGATATGCCGTACTTGTTTGTGCGTGACTACGAAGTTGAGTTGATGGAGATGAACAAAGAACTCCACCACATATACGTTGAAGCCCACAGGGGCGGTGGTGGTGAGCGTAAAATAGTGTACCTACGACAAAACGAACGAGGGCTTCCGCTGACGTTGCGAGATAATTACTCCAACATGGGTGACCTATCTTCCAACACAGAGAAGCGTGATATAACTACCGTTGAATCTGAACTACAGAAGATAGGAAGATTGTCTCAATCTGGAGTTATTGTATGCGTACCACTGAACCGTTTGACAAACGAACTCACCACAGTAGAAAAACTTTCCCCAAAAGTGGCAGGGTACGTGATAAAAAGAATGGGATCAATAGGAATGCAAATATGAAACGGAGTTCCGCTAGTAAGGCGGGCTTCCGTTCAAACTTTGAACTGGGCATAGCCCGCTCGTTAGGTAACAAGGCAGTGCCCTACGAGTATGAAAACGTCAAACTAACGTACGTACCAAAGCCTCGCACATACACTCCTGACTTCTACCTTGTAGAGCAGGATATTTTTATTGAGGCAAAAGGGTACCTAGACAAATCAGATCGTGTCAAGATGCAGCTAATCAAAGAACAGCATCCTGATCTAGACATACGGTTTGTTTTCCAAAACGCACAAAACAAGATTTACAGAGGCAGCAAAACCACGTATGCTAGGTGGGCTGAACGCTACAATTTCAGATGGGCTGAAGGTAGCATACCAGAGGAGTGGTTGAAGAATGGCGATTGATGAGGGTGATTTTGAACGGGCGAGTCTGCTGCCCGATAGATGGTATGTTATCTTGCGCAAGGTGGATGAAGAAAGCTTTTCCATCTCTGCGTACGATACCACTGCCGAAGAAGACGAAGAGTTTTACGAGGCTGGTACGGTTGTAATCAACGGCGTCATGGAGTTGCTTGAGTCTGACTTTGAGCGAGTAATGCAAGCAGGTATGGCACGGCTGGCGTTTGATCATGTCAAGGAAAGTCTGACTAAAGATGACGACGGCCCAACAGTAAAGCATGAAGAAGGAACCAACATAGTCAAGATAGACTTTGGTAAAGTGCAATGATTAAGAACAACTGGAACTTGAACAACTATCAGCGGCAAGCAAAAGAAACCGCCATATACCCTGAGAACTCCAAGATAGTTTATCCTGCGTTGGGTCTAGCGGGAGAGGCCGGTGAAGTTGCTGACAAGGTGAAGAAGACCATTCGTGACGGACGTAATGATGCGGAGTATTACCATCAAATTGCAAAAGAACTGGGTGACGTACTTTGGTATTGCGCCGTTCTTGCAGATGACTTAGGATACTCGTTACAGCAAATTGCAGAGATGAACGTGTACAAGCTGCAAGCCCGTAAGGTTATGGGTACAATAGGCGGTGACGGAGATGACCGATGAGACATGAAGAATATATGAAGAAAGCAGGGCAAGCCAATGATAACGTCAATCACCCGCCACACTACAATCAAGCAGGTATCGAATGCCTTGATGCAATCGCGGCGGCGACAGGCGACGGCTTCGAACACTACCTGCAAGGAAACATCCTCAAGTATCTCTGGAGATACAGATACAAAAACGGGCTTGAAGACCTCAAGAAAGCCCAGTTCTACCTCAACAGATTAGTAAAAGAAAAAGAAGGACAAGACAATGAATAATCTACTACCCACACCCTACCAAGAATTTATCCACAAGTCTCGCTATGCTCGTTGGCTAGAAGACGAGGGACGCCGTGAAAACTTTGATGAAACAGTTGATCGGTACGTTAACTTTATGGTCAACCAAGTCAAAGGCAAGTGCAACTACGACTTGCCCGCTGCAGACGTAGAGGACTTGCGTGAGGCTATCCTCAATCTTGAGGTGATGCCGTCTATGCGGGCTATGATGACTTCTGGGCCAGCGTTGGCACGGGACAATATCAGCGGCTACAACTGTAGCTACATTCCTGTAGACAGCCCTCGTTCGTTTGATGAGTGTATGTACATTCTTATGTGTGGCACGGGCGTGGGCTTCTCTGTTGAACGAGAGAACGTCGAAAAGCTGCCAGTTATTTCAGACAACTTTCACGAGTCTGACACTGTAATCAAAGTGGGAGACAGCAAGCCGGGGTGGGCAAAGGCATACCGCGAGTTGATTGCTCTGCTTTACGCTGGACAAATCCCAGAGATAGACACGTCTGCTGTACGTGCTGCAGGTGAACGCCTCAAGACTATGGGTGGCCGTGCGTCTGGTCCGCAGCCCCTGCTCGACCTGTTCAACTTTACCATTGAGACATTCAAAAAGGCACACGGACGCAAGCTGTTTCCGATCGAGTGTCACGATCTTATGTGCAAAGTAGGAGAGATTGTCGTGGTGGGTGGTGTACGTCGCTCTGCCCTGATCAGCCTGTCTAATTTAAACGACGATCAAATGGCACACGCCAAGTCCGGTATGTGGTGGGAGAACGAGGGCCAACGTGCCCTAGCTAACAACTCTGTAGCGTACAAGGGTAAGCCAGAGATGGGTACCTTTATGCGTGAGTGGGTGTCGCTGTACGAATCTAAGTCCGGTGAGCGTGGTATCTTTAACCGCCAAGCTGCAGACATACAGGTGGGCCGCAACGGACGCCGTGAGCAGGGTCACATGTGGGGAACAAACCCCTGCAGCGAGATCATCCTACGTCCATACCAGTTCTGTAATTTGTCAGAGGTGGTGGTGCGCGAGTCTGACACGCTCAAGACTTTGAAGCGCAAGGTACGCTTGGCAACCATCTTGGGAACCATGCAGTCCACACTCACTGATTTCAAATACCTGCGTAAAGTGTGGAAGGACAACACAGAAGAAGAACGTCTACTTGGTGTGTCACTGACTGGCATCATGGATCACTCCGTCCTGTCCAAAAACGTGGACAGCAAGCGTTGGCTTGAGGAGATGAAACAAGAAGCAGTGGACACAAACAAAGAGTATGCGGAGATGTTTGGTATACCTGTGTCTGCCGCCATCACGTGTGTAAAGCCCAGCGGAACTGTGTCACAGCTTGTTGATGCAGCCAGCGGTATCCATGCCCGTCACAACGATCACTACGTGCGTACTGTGCGCGGGGACAACAAAGACCCACTTACACAGTTTTTGATGGACTCTGGCGTACCTGCAGAGCGTTGTGTGATGAAGCCAGACTCAACTGTTGTGTTTTCTTTTCCGATGAAGTCGCCGGATGGTGCTGTCACTCGTACAGAGACTACTGCTGTTGAGCAGCTAGAACTGTGGAAAACATACGCTCTGCACTGGTGTGAACACAAACCGTCTATCACTGTCACTGTCAAAGAAGACGAGTGGATGGAAGTTGGTGCGTGGGTGTACGACAACTTTGACGTGGCATCTGGCGTGTCGTTCCTTCCGTTCTCTGATCACACATATCAACAGGCACCATATCAAGACATAGAGCCTGATGAATATCTGGAATGGAAAGACCGTATGTCATACGTCAACATTGATTGGTCACGTCTGCAGGACTTTGAAAAGGAAGACACCACCACAGGCTCACGGGAGTTGGCATGTACTGCCGGGGTGTGTGAAGTCGTTGACTTGAATGCAGCGTAAAATACGTCACAACGTGTAAATTCTACTTATCAGTTGTAGCGTATAAGATGTAGGGGTGTAACTTAAATGGCTAGAGTATCTGTATACGTTCAGAAGTGTGCGGGTTCAAATCCCGCCGCCCCGCCAATTTTATGTTAACAAAGCGAAGGTTTCTTAACAGATGAACGCAGCCGCTGTTGTGTGTGAAGTGGTAGACCTTAATGCCGCCTAAACAAAACAAACCACTTGTGTGGAAGCGGGGAGTAGACTATATTATCTACAATCCGCCACGCAAGTCGGAACAAACTGAAGAATGGAAGAAGGTAAAGGACAAAGATAATGACAGACAGTAAAGAATCTGTAATCAACATTGACGACAAAGAATACTCGCTTGATGATTTAGATGACAATCAGCGATATCTACTTATGCAAGTACAAGATGTAACAAATAACATACGCAGCTTAAACATGAAGATAGAGCAGTCACAAGCAGCACTGAATGTGTTCAGAGACACTCTTGTTAGGTCCATAAAAGAGACAGATGATACAAGTCAAGATAACTCCTAGTATAATTAGTCGCGCCAAAAAGAAAGCCGCCACTGTAGGTAATCTACAGGGCAGCATCACTGGTAGCTTGAGTCATGTCGTGGGTGCGATAGGCGAGATCATTGTAGCCGATGCAATGGGTGCTAACGAGTCTAACACCTACGACTACGATTTGGTGAGGGACGGGGAGCGTATTGACGTGAAAACGAAACGCTGCAACACCCGTCCCTTTCCACACTACGATTGTTCGGTGGCTGCACACGGGACCAACCAAAACTGTGACAGTTATGTTTTTGTTCGTATTCTTACTGACACATCTCGTGCGTGGATATTAGGTTCCATACCAAAACAAGATTTCTACACAAAGGCAACAAAGTATAAACGGGGCGACGTAGACCCCGCAAACGGTTTTACATTCAAAGCCGATTGTTACAATCTACCTATTAGTGAGTTATCTGATGTCCAAAAAAGCGAAGCTGTTTAACTTCGAAGTGAATCTCATGCAAGACGGTAAACTTGAACTGGTCTGCGATTGTGTCAATCCAGAGGAGTTTGAGAAAACAATGAACAGCGGGTTGCCAGAGTATGACGGCGCACACTCAATAGCAACCCTGCTTCGTTACGTCAAATCTATGTCAGATGAGATCATAGAGAAGTCAGGCAAGTACGTTTAGCTTTTGCCTTTGCCGTCTGCGGCGTAAAACGGAACCATATCACCGGCCTTGTTCTTTACCATCTTTAGCTTGCCGCCGTCAGCCATCATTGGCATCTTTGGCTTTTGCATGGTTTGATTTTGCATCATGTTTTGTTGACCTTGTGTTGCGGTCATCATGCCCCCCGCTTGAGCCTTCTTGCGGGGTTTCTTTTTGGTTGCCATTCCGCCGTACATCATTGGCTTGCGCTTTGCAGCACCGCCGTACATCATGCCTTTGCGTTGGCCGTTAGTGTAAGTTTTCATGTTATATCTCCTCCACAGGATTTAATTCTTCGATTCTTTTTCTCTGTACTTCTTCTAGTCTTCTGTCGTCTTTTGTGACGATTTCGTCTTGTGACAGTATATTCTCTTCTCCTAGAATTTGTTCCAGTGTAGGAACTTCTCCACCGTTACGAATAATGTCACTCGCTACATAGTTTTGAATTCTCAAGTTAAACAGTTTTAAATCTTTGCGTGTGATTTCTTTTGGTCTGTTTAACATTTTTGACATGATTCTTGCAGCAACCCTATCGTTCAGTGCAAAAGAAATTAACGACTGATTACGTTGCATCATAGTACGCACACTAACTTCAGTTGCGACGTAGATAGGACTAACCATTCCTCGTGCCAAGTTAAACACACGAGAGAACACACTCTCCACAGACATGCCTTGCAGTTCAGGATTGGCCCTGAATCCCATGCCATTACCTATAGCAAAGTCAGCCCACTCTGATATGTTTTTCATTATCTCAAAGTGTTCATCCCCCAAGACAGATCGCATTACCTTTGCGTGTCGTGGGGTGTTTACGTAGTCAATGAGTACGGATGAGTCTGCAATAACCTGTGCGGGTTCGTTTGCTACTATTTCTGTTTTCTTGCCTGATTTTATTTCAAGCCCACGAATATACATGTAAGCCATAGCAGAACGAACTTCTTTTTCGTTCATGCCCTGCGCTACAAAGCGTTGCACATGCCTATTAATACTATCCTCATTTGCGTTTTCAAACACAGTGTCAAAGAACTGTTTGGGGTTGTTAATTAGATTGTCATATCCCCCCATTATCTTTAAAGTGTTGGCGGTAGCATCTACCTCTTGCTGTGCTGCAGTGCGTATTGCACTTTTGTTGTTGTTTAACGCTTCTTGTGTTTCTGTGTATGTTTTCCGTGTTACAGAATCGTGCTTTAGTAACTCGTCTAATTCTACAGAGAAATCTCGTATTTCAGGTAAAGCAAGATTACGAACTTCTAACGGCCCTTCTGCACCATTTCGTGTAACCACTGATAAAGCCTCTTGCACTTGCAGTATTCTAGCTGCACGATCAAAGTCGTAGTCTTGACCCTCTCTTAATCTTTGTATAGCCTCTGATTTTGATATGGGTCCAGTCTTTGCCCCTATGCCTATGGGGGTAGTCGCGTCCAATGCGTTGTTTAGCATTGATTGTGCTGAATCCGCTACTTCTTTACCAATTAAAGTTTGTAGTAAACTTTGCATTGTGTCTGCAACTGCCCTCTGTTTACCATCTGACAAATCAAAACCGTAGCCTTTAACGGCACCATCGTTCATGTACCCTGCGCCATACCAGTACATGATCCTATCTTTTTCGTCCATGATTTCTTTTAAAATCAAACCTCTTGCGGGGCCATCTGTTTCTTCTACAGCCTTTCGGGCAAGCACCGCTATATTTTTAAACGGTGCAATCGGTTTGTCAGCGGGTATACGGTAAAAATGACGACCTTCAGTTGGGTCAGCCGACTTGACATCTTTACGTGTTCTTCCGTTGAATACTTGACCAGCGTATCTACCCTTGTCTGAAGTTTCACCTATCAGTGTTTCATGGGTTTCTCTAGCTAGTTTTGCTAACCTAAGAAGTTCTCCAGAACTATCAGAAGCAGCGTATGCCTCATCAACTGCTTCTTTAAAAGTGTCATCTAATTCAGCTATGGTTTGATTTTTAGCGGTTGCCTGATGATCCCTAAATGCACGATAGATATTCTCTGACTCTTCTACACTGGCTTTGAAGTAGTTGATTGAATCTGCTTGACCTTCTGCTGCTTCATCCATAAGATACAGGGCTAGGTCAGTATGATTCTTTATCTTGGGGTTATTCATCACAGCAAGATCAAATAGGTAAGGCAGGTCGTCTCCATACTCTTCTCGCAGCCCTCTCATTGCTGCAGATTCAAATGAAGCTTTTGCACGGGCACCGTTACCGGTGTTAAAAAACGATCCTGCTTGTCCAAGAAAAAATGTAAACGGCTGGTCTTTAAATTCGTCAGTCTTGTTCATAAGGGTTTTAGCCATCACAGACAAGTCCACAGATATGCCCCTTTCGCCAGCATACGTGGTTACATCCCCATATGCCTGACTGACCTTTGATCTGCGAACTCCCTCAGTTATATCAAATATCTTATCGGCAAGTACGTTTGCTTGTTTAAGAACTTCAGAACCATCCAAAGTATTTCTGAATCTTTGTAGAGCAGCAGCCTGTAGTCTGCCGTTCTCTAAAATTTTAACTGCAACTTCTGCAGTAACTCTAGCTTGTTCAACAGGATCACGTATGTCCTTTTCTGTAAGTTCCATCTTAAAAGAGACAATTCGTTTAAGTGTGTTTTCGTCTACCTCCCCTAGTTCATTCATGTACATATCAACAAGACCGTCAGCCTGTTGTTTTTTAAGATTCAACTTCTCAAGACCATTAGTGGCTACGTTTTGTAGTTCAACCAACATGTTTTGCAGCATGTCATTTGAGTCCATGTCAATGCCAGCCTTTGTAACAAGGCTTTGTTGTAAGGTTTTAAGCAACGTGTCCAAACCCTTGTAGTTTTCTTCTTCCGCTGCTAACGATGCCATTAACTCGTCAAACTTACCAGCATTCCTTAAATCATCTGGTGCCAACCTTCTGCCATTCCTTGCTTGAATAGCAATGAGAGGGGCTATACCCGTAGCGTGGGCTAAAGACAGGTGCAGCGTGTTCATGTTTTTAGAAATCTCTGCATCAGAAAGGATAGGAGTTCCATCTTGTGATTTTAGATTTCTCATTGTGGTTTCGGCGTTTTCCATCACTTTGTTGTAACGCTGAATGGACTGAGTAAAACGAAGCTGATACTCCGGTTTCATTTGCTTGTACACGTTTGATAGTGTTTTAAATGCTTCTACGTTTCTATCTGTTACGGCAATATCTGCCTCACTCATAATTTTACGCAGTTCTGCCTCGTCCCCTCTTGCAATAATTCCCGGAGTTACGTAAGGTATAAATGCAGCGTGTTGTAAAGTTTCAGCTATGTCTTGTGTTACTCCCGATGTAATTCTTTTAGCAATATTAGCACTTCCAAACAAAGCACCCCTAACAACGGGTGGTGCGATCAGAGGGGAGACAAACATGGTCAAAGTTTCTGCAGTCTGTTGTTCCATACCAATTTTATCCCAGCTTAAAACTTGGGGAACATAACCTACTGCAGTAGCTATAAGAACGTCGTCAGTTACCATGCTGCGTACGTATGGATTGTTAAACGCTGCAAGGCGTCCTCTTGATCCTCCCGCTCTTAGCTTGTACGCTGTGTAGCTTCCTTGCGTTGCTTTAAGTCCGTCTTTATCCTTTTTGATCTGATCCCTTGCAGCACGTTGTGCATCCAGAGAAGACGTTCCCGACTTAATTATGGCTTCGTTTTTCTGTATTGATGACTTGTAAGCAGCAATCTGATCATCAAAATTTTCTAGGTTACTTAGGTGTTGATTCATCTGGGTGCCACGATCCATAGCCCCTTTTCCCTTAAAACCAAATACCCCCAACGTACCTACTCCCAGAATAAACTGCGTAAATCTATTACGGGCTATGTTAATGCCTGTTGCAGCCTTATCCTTACTTATACTTGTCCAAACATCCCAGTCAGACATTTCAACGTACCTAGATGGGTCTGCATCTCGTGCGTTGTTAACTTCTCTAGCCATTACGTTTCCACGACGCACTGCCCTAGCTGTAAGACCTAAAGTAAGCGGCACTTGACTACTTGCAAAAACAAGGGCTTTTTCGTTAGCCGCCAATTCGTTGTACGCCATGTCCATAAGATCAGACACTAATTCAAGAGAAAGTCCTCTGTCCCTCCTGACAGCAGTGCCGTCTTCGTTAAACTCTTGTACAACGTAAGCGTTACCAACACCATTTTCTTGTTCCGCTATAGCCTCATCGTAGTCATCGTCATTGGGGTTGACAAGTCTAAATACATCTTCCCTGTGCGCTTCGTCCCACAGGTCTTCACCGTGTTCTTGTATGAACTTGGCTTTGTACCACTTGTTGAAAGTTTGTCCTGCAGATTCAAGCAGTGCGGTCTTGTTTAGAGTTCCCTCGTACCCTTTAATAAAGTCAGCCCAACTCGCCATACCCTCGCCAAAAGTCTTTTTAAACCTTTCACCGTATGTAGTGTCCATGCCGCCTTCTGAATCAAGGAACTCCGCAGCTTCAACGCCAGCGTACGCAGCGTTAGTAACCATCGCTAAAAACGTAGGCATACGGGCTATGTCTCCGGGTATATTTCGGAATGCTTTACCGGCTTCGTCTATTAGTTCTCCAGTTTTAAAACTATCCAGTAGTATTTGTTTGCCAAGATAGTTTACTTCTTCAGGGGTGCCCTTGAGAGGCGTGAACAATTTAGCTACATTTTGTCTGTTTTTAATAGCAGCAAGAACAGGCTCTACCAGTTCTTCGGGTAAGTCTTGTAGTTCTTGAGGCAGAACAATCTTTTCGTATTGAGGCCCAGAAAACGGAACAGCCGACGCAAAGGGGTCTACCGTCTGGCGTTGTTGCATCTTCTTGTATTGATCAAATAGTTCCGCTTCATCTAATTTACCCCTGATGCTATTTATGTAGTCGGGCGTAATAAACGTATCACCTATCTTCGGTCCAACACCTGTCTGTTGTAATTCTTGTGCAGTTGTACTGGACATTATCTGCTGAAATTTTGCCTTTACCTCTTCGTCGGACGGTCCCAGTCTTTCCCCGTACTGTCTTTGAAGGTCTTCTTGGGCAAGTTTAGCAACGTCGATTGTCCGTCCACCGTAGTCAATAGTCTGGTCAAAACCAAACATAGGCTTGGGAGAATCAACTTCATTTGTAACAGTTTCAGTGGGCTGCATTACCAGTAATTCCTTACTTAATCTCGCGGTAGAAGGTTCGTTGTTGTCCGTTTACTTCTTTTACAACTTTACTAAATAGGCGGGGAGTTCCGTCGCCTTTCGAAAGATTATAGAACGCAGTGTAACCTCCCGACGTAAATGGTTTGTATCGTGCAAATTTTGTGGCGGGTATCAAATCATCGTCAGGCTGTGCAACAGCAGTGGCAGCGGCAGCAGGGCTAGCGAAACTACCGCTTGTATCTGCGGGCATTTCATTAGATTGTGTTGCTGATAAATTGCCTCGTTCATCAGGAAGCAACGCACCTGCAGCATCCGTGGTGGCTGCGGCTGATTGCGAAGACGGCGGCATATTGACTGCCCCCGCGCTTCCTGACATTTGTTGTCCGGAAACTTCATCAGGCTGTGCTTCTGGAATTACTTCTGACATAGACTGATTGTAAGCCTCCATAAAATCTTCTGGAGTTACAACAGTTGGGTTGTTATCTTCTCCGATCATGTAGTATACTCTGCTACCTGCCGGTCCCATCTGATAGTATTTCACACCATTCACTGTAATTGTAGGGGTTTCATTCACAAAATCGTCTGCAGTCATAGCTTGTCCAGATTCTTGTGTTTGAACTTCCATACCCGCTATAGACTGCATGTACATATTTCTAGCCTTGCGGGCTTGTTTGTCTGCAGCTAAAAATCTACGATCTTCACGGTTAATTACTCCAGTAGCCATTCCGTTTGTTGTAATTCTATCAATTACTGCAAGACTTCTATCTTGGTTATCAATAGTTCGTATCACTTCCTCAATCGCTCTAAGCTGGCCTTCTCTTGTGGTGGCACCAAATCCTCTAATCTTGTTTAAGTTACGCTGGATGTCAGCATCAGACAAACGACCCTGATCGTCTTCTGCACGGGCTAGGTCGGCAGCGATAATGTAGGCTAGTGCATCAGTAGCAGATATTAATGTTCCCGGAGTCCAGTCTGCGTTGCGCTTCTTTTGATCCGCTTCAATAAAAGCATCCATACCATTGCCTTCGTACTCATCATCTGTAAATCCAATCAAGTTGGAAATTTGATCTATCTTACCTGTTTCTCCAAATATGGAATCTACAATACGAACAATCTGCTCTAAAACAGAGTCTTTTGTAACGGGCAATTCTTCTACCAGTGCTTTGTAGCGGGCAAGTTTTGTTTTTGCACCAGTTACACCAGACAGCTTTGTTTGGAATTTGGCGTAAGTTATACCAATAAGATTTTCAAATTGCTTTTTAAAGTCTTCGCCTTTTCCTATGGTCACTTCTGGATTGATTCCTGCATCAATCATATCTCGTTCAGAACCACTCATGGCTAGTGGTTGAAATGCCATGAACACATTTGCTTGGGAATACACGTCATCTTTGAGTGCAGGACTAGTAGCTATGTATCGTCCTTGAGCGAGTATATCTTCTCCAGTTCTTGCGTTTCCTTTTGCTGCCCCTAGTTCTGCCAAGTCAGCTACAACATTCAGACTTGTTGTAAAGTCTTCAACAGTGTTATACTTTTGAGAGAAGTTAAATATAAACTGACCAGTATCCATGCCCTGAAGTGCAGCGGCTTCACCTACTTTGCCCCAACGAACTTCGTCCATGCCCTCAAGGTCTGTCCACAAAAAGGGAAGCATATCGTCCTTTGTATATCTAATAGCCTCTCCATCCGGGCGTGTAGCGTCAGCAAACAACGAACCAGAGAGAGGAATCAAAGCTTCGTTCTTTAGATTGTCTGAACCCCTGTCTTCCATTATTCCTTTAGTGGCATCCCACTGCTGCTGATACTGGGCAGTTTTGCTAATGCTAAAGAAATTGTTAAAGTAATCGTTGTATCCGGGAAGTTCTTTTACGCTTACGTTGTAAGGCATGTCACCTTTAACATTTGATGAGGCGTAACGAAGCGCACCCTTGCCCAAGTTAACCATCTTATTACGTGCTTCCATAAACAAGCCCGGATTATCTCTAAAATGGTCGTTAAATTTTTGACCGTTATTAATCCTGTAGTTGTTTAAAGCTTCATACAACATAGATGATCCACGATTGGTACCTTCGTAGTCAGAATACTTTTCGGGAACAGGGATTTTCAAACCAAAGAAATCTGTTTGATACACGTCTTCTGCAGCGGCAGTTGAAAGGGTAGAAAGAACACCGGTAAAGTCTACGTTAACACGCTCTGCAGCTTGTCCAAAAATGTTAATGCGTTCACGATCATCCATCTTGCCCTGTGCGGCTTTTATCATGTCCCCTATTTTATCAGCGTTAGCCTTGTTAAAGTTTTTGTTTCCCACAGCGGCTTCAGCAATTATAGTGTTAAGTGCATCAAGCTTTTCTTGTTCGCCCAGACGCATTGCCTTTTCTTCTTGTATGTTTCGTGTGAAACCCTGCACTAGACCAGTGGCAAGTGAAATACCAATACCCATCGTTTACTCCTCCATCTGGCCTTGCATGTTCATAAAGTTATCTTCTGTTGGGGGTGTAGGGGCGTTGCCCTGCCGGATACCCTTGTTCAGTGCTTCTGCTACGTATGTAAACATGGCGGGATTGTTTTCAGCCATCATGTTAAAGAACGTCTGATCATCCATCTCGTCTTCGGTCAGTGCGTCTTCGTTTTCAAACATACGGTACGGCACGTCGTTTTCTTCAGCCATGTTAGCTATGTACATGGCAAGTGGTCCCTTGATAAGCAAACCCACGTCGGGCATAAACTGTCCGTCCTGAAAGGCTTGGAAAATGTACCCCTCCACAAGAGCCTCAACAGATGCGCCAACCATCAACAGCTTCAGCATTTCTTCACGAGTCTGTTTGATTTCAAGGGAGTCGATTGCAGAACGTAGTGCAGCTTCAGGATTAACCTCACGAGGAGGTTGACCCCACGGCCACCGTTCGTTGTCGCTTATCAAACCGTATCCCGGAGGAGCGGTTGCAAACGGGTCTTTTGCTTCAATGCTTCCCGGTGCGGGCATCATCTCTTCAGCCATGCTGTTACACCTCTGTCATTCTTGTTTTAGGTTGTCCGCCCTTTGCCGTAAAGTTTACGTTAGCGTACTTTGAAAACATGTCTATTACTTGCTGATTGCGGGCGTTTTGTACAAGGTTCATCATTGCGCTGTCTAAGCGGGGATCACTCTGCATCAAGCGTTGTATTGGTTGCAGTTGGGGAGTGCTTGCCGTAGCTGCACGTGATCCAGATGCTAGTTGTGATGCTGTTCTAGGTTGTATTGGTGCTGGTGATCTGCCAAATTTTTGATTACCTTTTTTGCCAGACTCCAAAAAGGACTGTGCAAGCTGGCTTGTAGTTGCGGGGTTGACGCTTCCACTTGACATGTATTGTATGCCCGCCATAGCTGCGATTGGAAGTAAAGATGAGAGTAATTTCATTTGTTTTTCCTACTCGTTACTACCGGTATTTTGATTTGTTCCGCTGCCAGCCATCCAAGCAGCCACCCAGTTGCCGATACCCAGCGCAAGGTCGTTCTTTTGCTGATCGTTGTACAACTCTTTGGTATTGGCAAACTCCATAGCCATAATGCCGACTTCGTGTTGCCGCTGCATGTACGATTCCGTCTTTTGAAAGTTCCACGCTGCGTTGTCACGGTATTTTTGCCACAGATTGTTTAGTGCGTTTTGGCTGGCGTTGAATTGATTTGCTACGTTGATACGGTTTGTTTCGTTTTGAATTGCCGTAGCTGCAGTGTTGACTTGCCGTCTCCACTGTACGTTTGATTGATCCACAGCAAACTGCATGTTAGCGTTGAACTTTTCGCGGTTGTCGCGCATGGCTGCGTTGAACTGCTGTTGTGCGTTTACTTCGCCCGCGTTAAACTGTGCTGTTGCTGCTTCACGATTTTTGTTAGCAGTCTCAACCTGTGATCCCAAATTTGCAAAGAACTCTTCTACCTGCAACTCGTTCTTGGCGTTAAACTGCTGACGGGCGTTGTCCTCTGCAGCGTCTTTGAACATGGCCTGTGTCAGTGCGTTGTACGACAGGGTGGCCCCTTGCTGACGAGCATCAAGATTCTTTGTTTCAGTGGCAAGAAGCATCTGGGCATTTGTTACCGCGCCCTGCAGTCGTGCAGACAGGTTTGCTTTGTCCATGCCAGCAACTACGGCGGCGTTAGCTAAAGCTGTTTGCTGTTGATTGTTGAGGTTTTGAAGTTGGATTGTTGCGTATTTGTTTGCATCTTGACTAGCAATTACGATACCAGACTCCATGACAGCCTGTGTCATTGCGGCTGCAGCCATTGACGATGCACCCAATCCTCGCGCTTGCATCACACCGGCTACTTTACGAACTGCAGGTGCAGCCCACGCTGGCATAGGCTTACCCTCTTCGATGCTACCTAGCAATTCACCCAGTTGATACTGAACTGTGGCTCGTTGGTCTAGTTCTTGTGTCGCGGCTGTAGCCTGTGATCCTGCAGATACGGTGCCCTCAACCTGTGAAATATCTATCTGTGGGCGACGAGCGTCTTCTATTTGTGCCGCTGTCATGTCGGTAACGTCGGGGGCTATCTGCGTCGTAGTGGCAACTTGTCCCAGTGTAGGATCAGTAGGAACAGTAGGAACTGGAGCAGCTAATCCCGTAATATTTGCAGTAGATGTACCAGCCAAAGGAGTTGCAGATGTAAGTGTGGTGTCTGCGCTGGGGACTAACAACTCACCTTCTTTTACAGTGGGAGTAACTGCAGTAAGCTTGGGAACTCCTGTGTCTTCTCCCGCAGCCATTTCTCCTACTTGATTTAGCAGGTCTGCATCACTTGAAATTTTGGTAGCATCCGCCATTATCTATCCTAACTTCATTACAACTGTAATAATCATAGCCACTACACCTATCGTAGACGCCATAATCAACGCCTCAAGACGCCACATGCGCTTATCCAAGTTGTCTAGCTTGCCGTTTACCAACTCACGAAACATGGCGCACTCTTTTTCATGTGCGTCTAGTTCCATCTGTACCTTGAGTGCTGGCTCTACTTGCTGGGTCATTTTCATTATTCAGCTTCTAGCGTGGCTATACGAGCCTTTGCAGCATTTAGTTCTGCTGAGAGTTCTTTCACGGCATTTACAAGAGGCATAATCATCATGTCTCTACTCAACGCCTGTGTACCATCTGGCTCTGTTGACCATATGCCTTGTATTCCTGCGCTGGAATCATCAAGTGCTTGTTTGACTTCCTGTGCAATAAAGCCATTCATTACAACGTCTGTATCCATTTGATTGGTTTCGTTGTATGAGTCTGTCAGTGTTTGTGGCACTTCATTGCTTGGCTTCCACTGGAATGTGCGAGGCTGTAGACGGTTGATAAAGTCTAGGCCAAGTGTGTCATTCTGAATATTTGTTTTAAGGCGTTCATCAGATGAGTGTGTCCAAGAAGCGTTGGATGTAAACTGGTTGTAAACCCTGTTTCCATTTCTTCCAAACGTGAAGTAGTTATCTCCAACAGATGCTATGTTATTACCAATAGTAATCCTGTGTGCCGCACTGCTTAGTCCTGTATCAACTAAGTAACCGATACAAATATTATCGTTACCAGTGGTGTGTGAGCCACCAGTTTGATGGCCTAACATAGTATTTCTTGCGCCAGTGGTAATTAGATAACCAGCCGACCTACCTACCCCTGTATTTTGTGAGCCAGTGGTGTTTGCATTAAGTGCGTTAGTGCCTACTGCCGTGTTGTCGGCAGAGGTAGTATTTGCATCAAGGGCTAGTGTACCAACAGCCGTATTGTTTGACCCTGTTGTATTGTTATCAAGGGCTTGTCCACCAACAGCGACATTATTGATTCCTGTGGTGTTCAAACTCAAAGCAAACACGCCCACGCCAGTGTTGTAAGCCGCTGTTGTATTAGCATCTAAAACATTAGTACCAACGGCTACGTTTCCAGAACCCGTGGTGTTTGCAAGAAGTGCCGCTAGACCGACAGCCGTATTGTTACTTGCCGTGGTGTTTGAGTATAACGCTTGATATCCAACAGCAACATTGCTCCCGCCAGTAGTGTTTGTCTCCATTGCAAGACCACCCACCGCTGTGTTTATTTCGCCAGTGGTGGTTGAGTTCAAAGCAGAGTATCCAATAGCCGTGTTGTAATCCACACCGCTATCAGTGACGTTGTATGCCGCAAGCGCGGAATGACCAACAGCGGTATTGCGCCCACCCGTGGTGTTTGAAGTCATAGCGTTATACCCAATCGCCACGTTTCTAACACCTGTGGTGTTTGCGTCTAGTGATGTTGTTCCCACGGCTACGTTTCTGTCGCCAGTGGTGTTTACGGCGAGTGCAGCACCACCGACTGCTGTGTTGTTGCTTGCGGTTGTACATGCTTCAAGCGCACTTTTTCCAACGGCTACATTAGATGAACCTGTAGTATGTGCGCTAAGAGAACTTGTGCCTACAGAGGTATTGTTTGCGCCAGTTGTGTTTGCGGTTAGTGCGCCATAACCAACGGCAGTGTTGCTAGAAGCTGTGGTATTCGCCTCTAAGGCTTCTCGCCCGATGCCAGTGTTAAAGTCGCCAGTGGTGTTTGCAGACAGTGCAAGAATACCAAACGCACTGTTATATATTGCTGTTGTGTTTGCATCCAGTGCTTGATAGCCGACAGCAGTAACTAGACCCGTTGTATTTGCTGCACCAGCCTGATATCCCACCGCCGTGCTGCCAGCGCCAGTGGTGTTTGCGTTGAGTGCGTTATAGCCAACGCCAGTGTTGTTAGATGCAGTGGTGTTTGCTCCTAGTGACCCTGCACCCACCGCAGTGTTTGTGCCACCAGTTGTGTTTGCATCTAAAGCAATATAACCCACACCAGTGTTTAAAGTTCCTGACGTAAGAGCAGTAACAGCCGCATGACCTACCGCAACATTTCCTGACCCATCTGTAATGCTATCAAGAGCAGTATCACCTAATGCTGTATTGAAGTTACCTGTCGGGTAGTTACCGTCCAGCTTGATGGTGCCGCCGTCTGTAGAAAAGTTACCAGCATTGGTGATGCCATCTGTCGTGGCTGCACCATCAATGTCTACAGTGCCAGTGACAGTCAGATTGCCACCCACACTGAAGTCGCTGTTTACATTACCGCTGAACACACTAAACACGTCATACACTACAATCTCAACTACATCGCTTGCAGTCAATGCCGACAAGCCAGCAATGGTGTTCGCTGTGCTTGTGTTGTAGTCCGTACCAGCTACTAGGGTCACACCATTCAAGTTCACGTCAACATAGTTG